GTTACACCAATTCCATCAACAATTGCTGTTCCATTTCTTTGAGCATATAAAACTCCGTCTTCTGGAATATTTAAAGTTTCAGTTTGGTTAGCACCAACTGCAACACTAATATAAACTTGTGTATTAGTAGAAGAACTAACAGTTGTAGCATTTGCTAAACCATTAATAACTGCTGTTCCTGAACTTCCTGTTGATTGAATCATATATCCACGAAGTCTTGTAGGTCCTGTAAAAAGAACTGCGTTTGTAGAACTTGTAACGACTGGTTTTACATCACTTTTGTAACTCATTTTTTCTCCTTATATTAATAGAGCTCCCGAAGGAGCTCCATTAAAAAATTAATTAAGCTGGTCCAACTTCACCTGGTTTACCATTATCACTAATTACGTAATAAATGATTACAGATGATGTAGAAGCAAGCGTAGAACCTGATACTCCAGCACCAAACACAGTTGAATTAACTGTAAGTGGAGTTGTTGCAACAGTTCCTAAATCATTACCAGCAAGAGCTGATTGAACACCGTTAGCACTTAATGCACTAGCGATTGAAGTAGAAGCTGCTTGCGCTGCTGTTGAAGTAGTTCCAAGATTTAATGCTTTGTCAGCTGCACCTGTTGCTGCGTGTACAACATCAGTAATTTGTGCTCCTGCTGGAAGAACGATTGCTCCTCCATTAATTCCTGTAACTGCAGAAAACACAGATGTTGAAGCATCTATAATTCCTTTAGCTGCAAGAACAACTGTTCCTGGGAATACGTTAGACTCTCTATTTTGTCCACCGTAAGATCTTACTACTCCTTGAAATGTAGTTTTTGCCATATTATTATCCTCCTAAATAATCCAATGTAGTCATTAGGCCTGTCGACTATACGCGTCTACATCAGATGTTAATGTATAGTTGTATAAATATAGCTTAATTTTTCAGAAAGAGCAAGAGGTGGCTTATGTTTCTCTCACTTTTATTTCAAATATATAACTAGTTTAACTAGCTATAAATGCTGGATCTTCATCTTCGCTTAAAACAAGGTTATTCTCTTGTCTAGCGATTTCAAGATCCTGTTGAAGAATTTGTCTTTTGACTTCCTTCAACTCCACTTCCAACCACTGCATATCAGTAGTTAGTTTTCCCTGTTCAAGATAAGACTTGTTCCACTGTGATTCCAAGTCTATTTTCTTGGCCAGAAGTGATTGGGACAATGATGTCACGCTCAACCTCCTCATAGGTTATATAAGAGAAGTTACTAATCTGTTTAGGATTAATTAATTTCTCTAATTGCTCTTTACTCATTTTTCCCAGAAAGTCAAGTACTTTCTGATGTAAAGATTCGGTAGTATTTATGGGTTCAGATTCCAATGTAAATTGGATTTTAATGCCGTCTAGGAATACTTTTATTAGGTAAATTTTCATCTTCTCACGGATGTTATTATAATGAATTATAGGGCGAGTCAAGCCCGCCCTATAATAAAAGTTCTTACGATCCTGATGAACCGAAAGCGCCTCTTGGGTCTGACCAGCCGAAGCTGTATCTTTCCCTAGCTTTATATCTTACGTTGCCAGTTTCGAAATCTCCCTCCATAGAAGTTCTAATTGGAGATCTTTCGAAGTACTTCAAGCCATTTGGTACATCTGTAATGATAAAGAACGCATCAGAATCAGTTAAGTAGTGATTCACAGTATAACCTTGTGGAATCATTCCCATGTTTTTGATTGCATTGATATCATTGTCAGCTGTTCCAACTCTACCAGCAGAAGACATTAATCTGTCTGCAGTAAATTGCTGTTCAGAAGGGATGATTAATTTCATACCTTGAGCTGCAATTTTTAAACCTCTTTCATCTGTGAAAGCAGCGATGTCAATCAAAGACTGCTCTAAAGATGTTTCATTTAAATCAGCTTGTGTTGCAAGCGTGTTTCTAAATGTTCCAGAGATTGTAGCGTGAGTCGTAGAGAATAAAGGAGATCCGTCACCACCTAAATAAGATGTGCTGAATCCGTTATTCAATACGTTAGCCGCAGTTACCTGCTTTGTATTCGCCATAGATCTAGCTAATGCTTTTGTATATCTAGACGCTAGTCTGTCATACAAGTTATCCTCAATCGCTTCTTCAGTGATTGCGAACGCAAGAGCTATAGTATTGTGCGTATATCTAGCAGTGAAAGTTTCTTGTGCCTGATCGTAGTTGACACCAGATCCTTCAGCTTTAATGGCAGCGTTGCCGAAACCTGATAACATAACTTCTTCTTCAAAAGCTCTGTCAGAAGTTTCTTTGATGAAGATTTCTTCATGCTCGCTGTCATAACGTTTATATTCAAGTCCAAACAGAGCGTTTAAACCTGGTTCTAGTTCTTTAACTAGTTGTGATCTTGAGATAGCCATAGTTTATATTCTCCTGTTATAGTAATTGATGACTCTTAGAAACTCTAACAATGAAATCTTCATTTGTTACAGCTTCCTCGTTGCCTATGAATGGTGAAGTATTCACCACAGTAACTTGTCCATTAGCAGCTGTAGCTGAAGTAGATAAGTCAAGGTAAGCACCAGAAATACCGTTATTAGTATTACCTGCTGCATATACTTGATCAAAGCTAGTTCCAACTGCAGTTGTTCCTAGAGCAGTTCCCGTAGATTTAACGAGATAGAGTTGATTTGGGTCAGTTATTACATACGCCTGAATTTCACCTTGTGTGATATTCGTTTGTGTGTAAAAATTTGACCATTTTGGTTTTTTAGTTGATGGGTCTGATTCTATCAAGCAACCATTAAATACACCTAATACACTAGACAGGGCCGAAGTATCAACTACGATAACTCCACCTGTGGCATTAAGTTTAACAATGTCTCCTTGAAAAATAGACGAGCTGTAGTTGTCCACGATCACAAATTGATCTTGTCCGCCTGCAGCTGGATTCCCACCAAGTTTGCCTAACGGTCTAAAGCCGTAGGCCACTGTTGAGTTTGCCATATTTTTGTTCTCCTTAAGTTTATTTTAAACTTTGTGGTTAGGAATTACTAAATGATTAGTTTTTCTTTGAGCCACCAAAAGTTACACGAGTCTGCCTCTCTTTACTGATCGGCATACTTGGATGCTGTTCCTTAAAAGGATCGTTTGCAATAGCTTCTTCTCGTTCTTGAGTTCTTTTTGCAAAGTACTCTTCGCGAGATTTTGCGATCTCTTCAGGTATCCTAGCCAGCAATAGGCCGCCAACTCCAATGACTCCTGCGTATTTTCCGTCTTTGACTGCTGGATAGTTAGAATCAGGATATTCATCCGCTCTAACAAATTCCCAACCAGATCTCAATTTGCCTGAAATGTTCTTCGTATCATCGAAGCCAACACTTTCGGCTCTTATCCATCTATGTCTAAATCCGTCTGGCGCAGGTGGTGCATCCAGAGATGATGGTGGAGTCCAAACTTTAGGTCTTTCTGTTTTAGACCTAGTTTCGCTCGCACGGGAAGTCTTAATGTTTTTGTCTTTTTCCATATGCCTATACCTCCTTCGTGGTTAAATGTTTCGCATATTCTTCAAGTGGCACACCTAATCTTTTAGCAATTGCTACTTGTGATGGTGTGAGCTTCACAGTTTTTTTGCGTCCTGATTGGCTAGGACGATTAGCCGAAGCTACAGTTTGAGCAGGTTTTGCTCTTTCCGTAGTTGTAGTTGTTTCCTTTGTAGCAAATTTATGGGGAAATTCAAGTCTTATTCTTTTATCAATTTCCTCATAATATTCATCACTTTTTGGATCTATACCTTCTTCCTCTACAAGTTTTTTGTGTAAATCAAAAGCAGTATAAGTCATCGCTGAATCTTGACCAAACCAACTATTTCTTGCTGCCCAGTCTTCCGCTTTAGGATCAACTTGTGCAGTTTGCGTAGTTTGTTGTGGCGTGATTTTGATTTCTTTTTCTCTTGCCGTTGATTCTTCTTGAGCAACTTTCATTGCTCTTAATCTTACAGCTTCCATAGTTAATTCAGCAATTTGTTGCTGTGCATTAACTTGAGCTTCTACATCTTGATTATCGATTGCTGATTTAAGAGCTATTTTAGCATTTGCTAAACTAGAATTAATTCTAGTTTCAAATTCAGATACATATCTTTGATCTGTTTTTAAAATCCTAGATTCAATTTGATCTTTTTCTTTTTTAACGGATTGAGCATAAGCTAACGCTTCTTCTCTTTGTCTTTCAGCTTCTCGCATTTTTTGAGTTAGTTTAGCAATACGTTTTTTAACGCCTTCGCTATAATCGTCTAACCCATCTTTTTTCTCTACAGGTTTTTCAACCTTTGCTTCGACAACAGGTTTTTCTTCCTCTTGTACAACTTCAATCTTCTCTTCCTTTTTCTCCTCTGCAACGGCTTTCGTCTGCTCGTTGTTGTCCAACGTAATTTCAGCGCCTTCTTCTTCGCCGACATCTATCATTGGTTCTTTTTTCTTATCTTCAATTGGCATAGTGCCTCCTATGTTTAAATGTGATGAAGAACATCTTCAGGATTTTTTATAGTCCCAAGTACTTCGTCATCGTTTAGTAGTCGCACTTCTCCACCTTCTATTGGTAATCTTGAACCCGCATAACGAGCAAAGATAACCCAATCTCCTTTTTTGCACCATGGACCTGTTGGATAACGCTCTTTATCGTTATAAGCTAATGGTCCAATCTTTAAAACATAACCACAATTTGTAGCTATTCTTAATTTGTCTAATGATTCTTGTGATATAATAATTCCACCTTTAGTTTTATCTTTAGGTGTAAATGGTAATACTAATAATCTCCAACCGGTAGGATTTGGTAAACTATCAACTAATGATTCTGTAATATTTTCTGCTCTTACAGTTTTATCTTCTATTTTTTTATTTTCTTCTTGATATTTTTCTTCTAGACCTAAAACTGTTTTAGGTATTTCAGTCGAGTTTGATAACGTTTCCTTGCTCATTTTCCTTAAGCTCCTTTTTGTTTAGCAGGTTAGAGATTTCCTGTAATAAAAATTCGTATGTGCGAATTTGTCCAAGTATATACTTGTAATCGGACATATTGTCAACACCTCCCGAAGTCACCATTGTTGTTAAATTAGACAACTGATTTTTCATAAATCGTTGTAATTTACTTGCTACATCTACATCTTCCATCTCTTCTCCTTATGTTGGTTATATTAACAGTTCCACTTACGTAGAGACTTATTAATTCTTGAATTTGGATCTCTTGCAGTTTTTGCAGAGGTTAATCTTTTTTTCATCCCGCTCATGCGCGCGCAGAACGATTTTCTTCTTTTAGCAGCTTTAGAACCTGGTTTTAATTTTGATGGTTTTGTAGTTACTGCCATAGATAATTTAGATCCAGGATTCGCGGCTCTATAAGATGCAATACCTTTTCTATTTAATCCACCGGATTCAGATTTACCTTCTTTTCTTTGCCACGCAGGAGTTCCGCCATTTTTAAATGCTAATCCTCTACCTCTTAAAGATATATCACCCATTATACTAATCCTCCGTTACTCATCTTTTTACGTTTCGCGAATGTCGCAACATTAGTTGGTTTTGGTCCTGTATTACCAGCGGCTCTTTTTCTTGCAACCGCGGAACGTCTTTGACCTTCTGACATTGCTCTAGCTTTTGCAAGTGGTACACACTTTGGATAACCTTTTCTTTTTTCTCCTTTTGATCTTCCACAAGGAGCAAAGGAACCATCTTTTCTTTTAGAACCGATGTCTACCCATTTCTCTTGAACCCACTTACGTAAACTCATATTAATATTTTTTAGTAACTTTTCTTCTGTTTTCTAAAACATCTCCACAACCTTTTGCAACACCACCTTGTTTATAGTTAGATACTGCTTTTCTTTGTTGTGATCTATTTTTCTTACCACCTGGTGTTACTTTACCAGAACAAACTGCTGATGCATACATGTTCGCGTACGCGCTCGGGTACACTTTAAATTTTCTTTTAGCTGCTGCTTTTCCTCTTGGACAAAGTTTAGCCATTACTTCCAACCTTTTTTAGCAAGTTTAGGAAGTCCTTTTTTAACAAGTCCACCTTTTTTATATTCTGGAGTAACTTCAAATTTTACACCTTCATCAAGTTCTCTCATCCGTTTTGATGGAAATTTTTTCTTTTCTCCTCTTAATTTTTCAAGTTCTTTTTCTGTTTCCTCAACTGTTCCGTAAATAGATGTTTCTCCTTCTTTAGCTTTTTTTAAATTGTATTCCATTAATTCTTCACGTTCGTCCTGATATTTTTTTATTTGACCAATATTTTTTGATATATAACCTTTTGATTTGGCTACACCTTTGTTTTTAACTTTTGGACTTACGCTTTTAATAACGCCAATACCTTTTAAAATTGCACCCATTATTTTTTCTTCTTTTTAGTTTTTTTCTTTACCATTTTGCCTGATTTGGTTTCTTCATAACCTTTTTCTTCCATAGCATATTCTTTAGCTTCTTCAGCTTTTGATTCCATGCCTTCATGTTCTTCAGACATATCAACATAGCCACCTTTTTTAAATACACCTCTGCCTTTTAAAACATCAGCTCTGGTAACTTTTCCATCTCCTGTTAAATCTGGAAATGCTTTTCCACCTTTAGCAAGACCTACTCTTGCTAGTCCACTTCCTCTTAATTGTTTTCCAATTCCAGCCATTATCTTTTACCTTTCATCATTTTGCCTTTTTTCTTCATAGGCATTTTTTTAGTAATCATATCTGCTTTGCCACCTTTTTTCATTTTTGCTCTTGGTCTTATACCGTAATCGTTTCTCATGTTTTCTCCTTATCCGTTTTCTTGTTCTTTGTTTACAACCGGTCTATTTGCCATAGTGCGTGCCACCGATTCTGCACTTCTTCCAACTACATATCCACCAAGACCTATTTGTAACAATGTCCAAACATCTCCTGGTAATTGTATTGTTATAGAAGCTTTAAAAAAAAATAATATAACAGGTCCTAATACATAATTCCATACCAAAATAAAGATTAACACATACATAAGTAATGGTCTCCATGAAGATGCAAACCAACCAGCTTTTGCTTCTGCTTCAATAATTTTAGCTGCAGCTTGTAATTCTTGTGTATTAGATTGTAATAATTGTGTTTGTAAATCAGCTTTT